CAAGTGGTACGTGGGACAGCGTCTACAGTTCTGTAAAAGACACCAGCGGTTCTTGGGACTCAGTATATAATTCTGTTGAGAATGCTAGTGGTACGTGGGACAGCGTCTACAGTTCTGTAAAAGACACCAGCGGTTCTTGGGACTCAGTATATAATTCTGTTGAGAATGCTAGTGCTAATTGGAACAGTGTTTATAATTCTGTTGAGAATGCTAGTGCTAATTGGAACAGTGTTTATAATTCTGTTGAGGGTACAAGTGCTACATGGGAAAGTGTTTATGATCATATAAATGCTGTGTCTGGTCATGGAATTGCGACTCTAGATATAGGAGGTAAGCTACTACTAGAACAAATACCAGAACTAAGTATAACGAGAGTACATACAACTAACAATCCATCAGAAGTATCTATTCTCAATCCAGCTACAGGCATTCAAACTGGTGATGTAGTTATTGTGATGTCAACACATGACAATCTAATTGCAATGATTGACAATCCAGCCGGTACACACAATTCAGCAACTGGAGATTATGACGGTTACGCTAAATTAGCAATGCCGGATGGATTGGTACAGACCGTTAACGGTAAGCCTGGACCAAGTGTTGTGCTGAATCCAGATGATTTAGATGATGTATCAACAGCACATAAGTTCGTATCACAAGATGATATATCCAAATGGAACGGTAATTTTAGTATTGTAAAAACTGCTAGTGCAGATTGGACTTCAACTAAAAACACTGTACGTACGCTGAGTAGCAATTGGGATTCAACACACACTAATGTGTCAACTAACAGTGCAGATTGGGTAAGTGCCTATACATCCATGAACAGTACAAGCGGTACATGGGACAGTGTTTACACATTTGTTAACGGTGACAGTGCCACAAACAACGCCGGCTACAATCAAACAACGTTTGTCAACACAAGTGGTGATAAAATGACAGGTAACTTACACATTGAAGGCGGTGAGCTTGTAGTTGGAGGTAATGTGACTATAGCGGGTGATGTTGTTCATGAAAATGATACCGGTACACGCGTTTCATTCAGCAACGACATGATAACACTTGAAACAAACGGTCAAGAGTTCATGACTATTGACGGTACCACACCAACACCGGATGCCGTTATAATAAACGAACCGGCAGCCACTGCAATACATTTCACAGTTAGATCTGTTGAAGATCCATCCGCGTTGTATGTTGATGGTCAAACTGGTAATGTGGGAATCGGTATTACAACACCTGCACACGATCTTGTCGTTATTGGAGAAACAAAACTGGATGTATTGTCAGCTCATGAAATACACACGTCTGCAATAGACACCAAAACAAACATGTTAAGTGCTGGAGTTCCATTACATGACATTTTCAGCACAAGCTCTAATATAATTGGTGACATGACAGTAACAGGTAATGTGACAGCGAGTAGTTTTATGTCACAAACAAGTTACGCGACAGTAAATGACACCGGGCAGGTTGTAACAGGGGTGACAGAAGATGTGAATATTGGTGGACATGTATTACATATTGTGAATGGCTTGATTGTAGGTGTGACTGATGAGTAATTGTAACACAACAACACGACCAGTGAGTTCGTTTTTTAGTACCAATCTAAATCCGGTTGTCAATTCATATGAAAAATTAGCCACTAGAATAGCATATACATTAGGTTACCCGCAAGTCAATATTGAAACGCATCAAAATCAAGTATATGATAATATCAGCATCGCGATTGAGATGTTCAGTAAATATGCTGGGTATACAGAAGAGCTATTAACATTCCACTCTGAATTGTACACACCTGGTGAAGGTATACGTATGGATGTGTTATTCACTGCAACGGAACAACTCAAAGTATCAGAGCCAACTAGAACAGAAGACACAACATTAGACAAAGAGCTGTATGAAGTCGGTAAAATGGTGATTGGTGGAGGTCCTATCGATTTCGCAGTTTCATACAAAGGAAATCCAGATGGTTCGCCTAGCAGTCGCCCGGAATTAAGTCAAAGATCACAGACGGATGAATCTGTTGATAAACTACTACCTAACATGAGAGGTTATGATTACTTAACGGATAACTATCGAAAGGTGATTGATGTGTTTGCGTTTGAAGAAGGTAGCTCATCGGGTGTTAATACATTATTTACACTGGAACAAACACTGGCACAACAAACATATTTTAGTTATGCAATGGGTAAGTATGGTTTCGATTTGGTCAGTTGGTACACGTTGAAAAATTGGTTAGACACTCGAAGAAAATTACTTTCTCAAGATTACTATTATCGATTTGATGATCGTACTCAGACTCTCAGATTAACTCCAGAACCGAATTTAAACAACAGACGCACGCAGTTCTATGGTATTGTTGGTGCATATGTAGAAAGACCAGTACATCAATTAGTAAGTGAACCGTGGGTGTATCAATATGCTCTAGCTTTAACAAAGATAAACATAGCGCGTATTCGTGGTAAATATAGCGGAACAAACCTGTTCGGTGGAGGAGCACCAAATTACAGTGAATTGTTGAGTGAAGGTAATGCTGAAAAAGACAAGCTTGAAACTAAACTATATGAAGGAGTACCAGGATTTGGTGATGGTCAACCACCACTATTTTTTGTAGGTTGATCATGTATCTATACAAAATTAAAATAACACGTGTGGTTGATGGTGATACTGTAGATGCGATGGTTGATCTAGGATTTGAAATACAGGTTAAGAAGAGAATCAGATTGCACGGTATAAACACACCCGAAACAAGAACACGTGACAATAAAGAAAAGAAACGTGGATTAGCAGCTGCAGCTAGATTACAACAAATTGTAGATGAAAATGATGGTGTATTGTATATGCAATCCATGGAAAGAGGCAAATATGGTAGATGTTTAGGTGTGTTGTTTGAAGCGGATTTTGACGATCAAAGTGTTAATGATATGCTCGTGAGCGAGGGACACGCGGTACCCTACATGAAGTGAAGAAAAAGCCATATAAAAAATACAAACAATTCAGACAAGGTATATACAAACCTGTCAACAAACATAAATACGACGGGTCCTCTTTTCCTAGATATCTGAGCAGTTGGGAATTAAAATTTTTCAAGTGGTGTGACCGCAACCCGCATGTGATCAAATGGTCAAGTGAAAATGTATGCATACCGTATATCTCGCCTGTGGATGGGAAGATGCATCGTTATTATGTTGACAATGTTGTGCATATTAAAGATGGTGATAAAGTGATAAAGTATCTGATAGAAATAAAGCCACACAAACAGACTAGACCACCAAAATCACACGGTAACAAAAAAAGAACAACAGTAGTATATGAACAAGCCACCTGGAGTGTCAATCAAGCAAAATGGGCCGCAGCAAAGATCTGGGCAGATAAAAATCGCTACATTTTTCAGATAGTAACAGAAAAAGATTTCAATCTATTCAAGTGATACAGTAGAAATCCGGCTGTTTTTAATAAATAGTTAGTAACAATGCACGCGAAACTATTAATAGAAACATCTGATCCTCAATCGTTTGAGTATATCATTGAAGAGAAAAACAGTAAAGAGGAGCCTACTGTGTATATAAAAGGACCGTACGCAATGGCTGAAGGTGTGAATAAGAACAAGCGTTCATATTGCCCTGAAGAAATGGCAATAGAAGTGAAGCGTTACACTGAGCAAATGATCAACACCAAGCGTGCACTTGGTGAGTTAAATCACCCAACTAGCGCGGATGTTGATTTGGAGAGAGCCTGTCATCTCGTGACAGAACTTGTACCGAGTAATGAAGACTCAAACGTGTACATTGGTAAATCTAAAGTGTTATCTACACCAAGTGGCTTGATAGTACAATCGTTGATCAAGGACGGGTGCAGCGTTGGTATGAGCACTAGATCGCTAGGTAAGTTAGTTCCAATAGAAGGTAATGGTGATGTTAGTCGTGTAAAAGACATGAGATTAGTTGCCATTGATTGTGTTGCTGATCCTAGCTTTGGTGAGGCTTTTGTAAATGGTATTTTAGAGAGTAAACAATATGTGTTGAACAAGTATGGTGAGTATGTTGAAGCGTACGAGAATTTAGAAAAAGGTTTGAGTAATCTACCCAAGAGTGATGTCGAACAATATATCAAAGAAAACGTGTTGAGTTTTCTACAAGCGATCAAGAGTAAATAATTTAAATGAAAAACACAGATCAATCAAAATACATTGCCGGATTTATTCGCAGTTTAGGTGAGAAAAACTATGCCACAGCCAATAAATTGTTACAGAAAACTATAGAAAGTAAGTTAATTAACAAATTAAATCAGCATAAAAACATAAATATATTTAGAAATGAGTGAAAACACAATAACAGACCAGCTTAAACAAGTTGCAGCAGACGTCTTATCCGAAGAAACTCTCGGTGAGATCGAGCAAGCATTCAATGAATCAGTTGCTAGCAAAGCAGAAGGTTTAGCTCAATTAAGAGTTGAAAAGGCTTTGATCGAGCAAGACGAAGAACATGCTGTGAAGCTAGAAAAGCTTCTAGAAGCAATTGACACAGATCACACAAGCAAGCTCAAGCGTGTAGTTGAATCGATTGACAAGAGTCACGCAGAAAAATTAAAAACGGTAATTGAGCGCTTCCGTGGTGAGATCGATCAAGACGCCAAAGTGTTCAAAGAGGGTTTAGTAGACAACATAAGCAACTATTTAGACCTGTACATTGAAAAGCAGATACCAACTGAAGATGTACAAGAGGCGGTAAAAAACAGACATGCATTGAGTGTGTTAGAGAACTTACGCAAAGCGTTGAGTGTTGATAGTGCAATCACAAATGAACATGTACGTGAAGCAGTTATTGATGGTAAGAAACAGCTTGATGAAGCTAGCGATAAGGTCGCTAAACTTAAGCAAGAAAACGAAACACTTAAAGAAAGTTTACAGATAAAAGAAGCAAGTTTGACACTTGATAAACTTACACAAGATCTACCAACCAACAAGAAACGGCATCTGCAAAAGATGTTTAATGGTAAGAGTGTCGAGTTCATCAATGAGAACTTTCAGTACACATTGGATATGTTCGAGAAGTCAGAGGCGGATAAAATCGACACTCTGAAAGAACAAGCAACTGAATCCAAGAAAATTTCTGACCGACCAGTTAGTGACAGCAAAGAAGTTGTCAAAGAGAGTGTAGAGCAGCAAATCGAGCAAGTTGAGCCTGACAACAGGCAAGACAAGGGTTTGTTTGACAATTACATGGGAGAGCTGGGTCGTTGGTAATCAATTTGTTGAGGCATTTATTGCCTGAGTTTAAAGGAACATTAGAAATATGTCACAGGTAAAACCATCACAATCATACATCGATCAAGAGCGCGCCAGCGTGCTTCTTGAGAAATGGGCCCCGGTTTTGGATTATAGTTCCGAGAACGTTAAAGCCATCACTGATGACCACTCTCGTTTGAACACCGCTATCCTCTTGGAAAACCAAGAGACATGGTGCTTGAAAGAGAATTCATACGGTGGAGGTGCTCTCGGAAGTGCTGCTAGCTTTGGTGCACCGTCAGCTCCAGGAGGACCTGGAGATGCGTACGCAACAGGCGACAGCCGTCTCCCCAAAATCTTGATCCCAATGATTCGTCGTACATTCCCTGAACTTATCACTAATGAGATCGTAGGCGTTCAACCCATGAGCGGTCCAGTAGGACTCGCTTTTGCTATGCGTTACAAGTACGAGTCAGATAGCCTTGGTTCCACTGGAATCGACGGACATACATCTGGTAAAACAACTACTGGTAACGACGGACAACCTCGTCAGAATGACGGTCAGGAAGCTGGATATCAAACACTTGACACTCGTTTCACCGGAGCTAGCTCCGCTGATTTAAACGGTGACTCAAATCTCGGTATCGACTTCATTGACAATGACGCAGGTGTTGCAAAGGCACTCGCTGATTACGAACTTACCGGCAATATTCCACAGATGGTCGTTTCATTTGAAAAGACTGCTGTTGAAGCTGGTACTCGTAGATTAGCTGCTCGTTGGAGTGTGGAACTTGAGCAAGACCTCAAGAACATGAACGGTATTGATATCGACACTGAATTGACAAACGCTATGTCGTATGAAATTCAGGCTGAAATCGACCGTGAAATGCTCATGAGAATGGTTCAAGTTGCTGCTAACGCAGGCGCAGGCAAAGGTGTTAGCACCTGGAGCCCTGCAAGTGCTGACGGACGTTGGATGGCCGAGCGTAATCGTGACCTTTATGCCAAGATCATTGTTGAAGCGAATCGTATCGCTATCCGCAACCGTCGTGGTGCTGCTAACTTCTTAGTTGCTACACCTCGCGTATGCGCGATTCTTGAAATGCTCCCTGAGTTTCAGTGGATGCAAGTTCAAGGCAACGTGAACACCCAACCAGTGGGCATCGCTCGCGTGGGTAATCTCGGCGGAAGGTTCAACGTTTACCGCGACACACGTACAGAAGCTCAATACGAAAATGGTGATCGTACCAATCGTATGGAGTATATCCTCTTAGGCTATAAAGGTCCTGAGTTTTACGACACAGGTATCATTTACTGCCCATACATCCCAGTGATGGTACAGAGGACTGTTGGTCCTAATGATTTTGCTCCACGCGTTGGTCTTTTGACCCGCTATGGTGTTGTTGACAACATCTTTGGTGCAGATCTTTACTACCATGTAATCGTTGTGAAAAATCTCGGTGAGTCGTTCGCACCCGGCACTGCGTCGGTGTACTTCTAATCATTAGATAGATAGTCTCAATAGAGCCGTTGAAATGATACATACGGCGATAAAATATTTTTTCGACTCTTACAGGTGATGCTGTAGAGTCGTTTTTTTTTATATTTTTTCCCAACGATTATCATAGTTTAAGCGAAACGATCCTACAAAATCATCTGAGCCACCCACACGTTCTTCTGGAGCAAACAATGATATATAATGCTTGTTACTGGTTGATATGTTGATGGATCTTTTATATAAATGATATATTTGCCCGATCACAGGTTTCAATCTAAATTCTGCATTGAATATGATCTCGTTCCACTTAAACTCTTCAGCTAGATTCTCGAATTGCATCTTTAAATCATTGAATTTGTCTTCAAAGTGTTTGTTCGCATCGTGTACCGCACCATGTTTCCATCCAGATAAACTGTGATCTGGTTTTATTATAGGTGCACCGATGTTACTAGCGTAAGGTAGCGAATGTGGATTCGGTACTACATTGTCAGGTAGACTGTCGTCAGAATTGCTCGCATGATCGCAAGTCATTGATTTGAGTTTGTATATTACTGTTTAGCTGTCTTCACATGCATCAAATCCGGATTGATCAAGTCACTGCACTCTTGTTGAATAACATATTCGTTTGAAGCTCTCACTGGGTTGATATCAATACCACCACGTCTCGCATATAAACATGTGACACATAGCTGTGTTGGTGATAACACATCATGTAATCTTTTGTAGATCGTTTCGCATATCTCCTCATGAAAGTGACATTCATCTCGAAATGAAACAATATATTTTAATAAGCTCTCTGGTGATATGTGACTGTGTCCCTGATACATCACATATACATCTCCCCAATCCGGTTGACTGGTGACTCGGCAATTGCTCTTGAGCAACGCGCTATGCCATCTACAGGTTCTGCTCTTGTCCCACACACTATAATCACAACCTTCACATGCATCATCTAACAATTCTAATAACTCTGGTGATTCGCTATATGTATCTAGCTTCATCTCGGTAAGGTAATCCGTTTCAAAATATGTTTCTAACGTTGTATATTTGTCGCGATTCAAAACACTGTCTCCCTTAGCTATGAGATCTGCCGGGAGGGTTTTTACTTTCACGTCGGTCTCTAAAAGATCGCTCAGATCACGTGATGCTATCTCATCAACATGCTCAAGAACTTGCTGTGGTGTGTCTCCACACTTGTACATGTTGAATGAATTGAAATATAACTTGATACTCTTACTCTCAACAATATATTTACTATTACATGGATATATCACCTTGGCCACTCCGGCGACGGGTAATCCGTTGTTGGTCAGTGCACTCACCTCATATGCGTTCCATGTATCATAACCGAAAAATGGTAATGCCTCATCTTTGATATCGAGATGCCTACGATTGTTAATTCTCGGCTCATTCACAAGTAACTCAGGATCATATTGATCCTTGTACTCTGACGTTTGACCTAAATGCTTGCTTATTCTGCTGTTGTCTAATATTTTATTACTCATTTATTAAAGTTTCTATTTGATACATCCTTTGTTCCGGTGTACCGGATAATTTTATCACTTTGTTTCTCCACGTGTCGCGCCCTGGCAAATATGCTGAATTGTTTATCAGGCTATCATATATGTCAATGATATCATCTCGAAATTGTTTATCCACACTTCTGCCACCATCATCCTCTATAGGTATGTTATCAGGACATGTGTACAATATATGATCCAATCTGTCTCCGAGCGTGGATAGCAAGTTACCCGCGTAACTCAACACCCAACTACTCACACGACCCTGCTCATGCAACCACCTGGTATAAACATAACCGTCAAGTATGCATCGATCCAGTATCCAATTTTCATCATCTTGTATCACGTGATTCACTAGATGTTCTTTCAAAATGAAAAGCTGTGTCATATCATCACCTTGTTCGTTTATCACATGTCCCATTCTACCCACTTTACGTGTTACTTCATTCACAAACTTGTAATCATTGAACGAGTCTTTACACATGTTCAGTAGAGTAGTTTTACCTGTGCATTGAGCTCCTGTGAATCCTAACAACATACGATCATTATATAATATTCAAATAAAATTATCAACTTCATTTAGGAAATTGCCATCTATCATCCAAATCGTTTTGATGTTCACTATGCGGTTTACTAGCATTGGATTCAGTGTACATGGCACATAACATGTTCCACACAACAGCAGCCGCATGATCCTCTGAATCATCTCCATTCCACCATGACTCTAAATGTCGATGCATGCAATCATAGTACGCACTCAATGGCATACCTTTCATCCAGTTATTCTCTCCATATTTTTCAGCACCATCCAGGTACCTCTTCATCACACGTTTGAGTTCTTGTTGTGGTACAAGACTCATGCGTAACTTACCTTCTGCCGTGTCCCGTTGGGCTCCGGATGCGAATTGTCTATTGTTGCTCTTGCTCATGTTGTTCTGTTGTGTGAATCTGATATCTTTTGCTATATGTAGATATACCGCAAAACATGGCCATGCATACTGAAAAAATTGCGAAATATGATCCGGTGTTTGCTAAACTCACAGCACATATCATGTTTATCACACAACCCACACATAACAACTTGCCTGATAAGTTGAGATATCTCCAAGGTATCATCTCGTGATAATCTTGGGTCCTGTGCGATTCCACAAGTCGACTTCACATATGGTTAGCTTGTCTGGTGTACTTTCAAATCTTTTGATGTCCCCTGTTAATGTGCGCTTGCGTCTCAATCCACGCTTGTCAATTTCCACACAATCGATCATGTCTGTGCCATTGTATCCATTCTCGTGTGATGTTGATGATAAACCATCCGGATGATGAAAGCCTATGATCACACCATACTTAGTTGATGCTCTTCTTTTGAGCATTACTACATCACCGATAGCGTAATCGTCACTACGCTTGAATTTAAAATTTTCATCAATCAGTTTGCATGCAGATTGTCTGATAGTTCTTATATGAAAGCTACCCTGTCCTTTGATCTGTGGTCTGAGTCTTTTATCATACATGATCACCTCAATCTTGGGATCCTTTCCGGAACGGACACTGAAAACCTCACCTACATGTCGAGTTCGATTCAGTTTGAATTTGACAACACTACCCACACCGATAACACCTTCAGTATCTACTTTTAATAATCGTAAGTTCATAATTTGTATGTTTTATGTTAAGAATTGTTCCCACAAGTCTAACGACATATCCGCCAAAGCGCAACACATTTGATCCTCACTATAAAAATTGTTGTATGTTGATGTTTGTGCCAAAACTTTACCTTCATCTACTCCTGGTGTCACTTTATGTATGACACATCCCACATACTTGTATGTTTTTGTCTGCTCGTTGAAAGCGCGCTTCTGAGGATCTGCACCTTTGAGCTCCGGGTACTTGGTTATCAAACCCGGGTGCAGATTGTAAATTTCATGTGATCCACAGATGCCTGCCGGTACGATCCTCATCCAACCATGTAACGTCACAACACAATCCGGATCTTTTATCAACCGATCATAATCTTCTTCATCTGGTTTGTTCTTGGTGTATACAACATCTACCTCTTTGGTTTCTAACCATTTGAGCATTTTCTTGTTGATTTGCTCATCTCCGGGTTTTCTGTTGGTTATTACTCTGTCTGGGCATCTTCCGAGCCTTTTACCTAATCTGTATATTTCTGTACCTGTGTGACTAAAAAATGTCACCCATTTTTTATTTTTAATTTGAGTCATCTCCTTATAATTTTCTTGAACATTTTTGTGTTGTATTTTAATATGTTCATTTGTTTGTCTGTGAATTCATGCTCCACCAAATCAGCCAACATGGTTTTCGGTTTGTATTGTAATCCTTGATCATCATTGTATCTACTCTCATGAATTGCAGCAACAACAGGATTGCTTGTGTCAACGCTTTTTATGTTGTGTATATTGTTATCCACATAATATCTAAATTCTCGTGCCAGGCTGCAGCCCAGCAGGTGATGTGGTTTGTCCCAGCACCATACTCCTTCATCTATCAAATGGCTAATGAACCGCTTTCTACCAGAACACCATTTTTGTAATTTGACGTCAGTGATGTCATTATCAACAAAACCGGTGGCTAGATAATAACTATAGTCAAAACTTATCGCTATTATATCTGCATTATCCTTGATAAAATTATAACATCGGACCAGATCGTTCCAGCTCTTGCCTTGAACCACGCCTATTCTCAATGCGTTTGTATCAACATCATGATCTCTTGTCCATGTCTTCCATTTATCAATCGTGCTAGCAGCATCTTCTAACACATCCGGTACAATATAATAATTTGGATCCAGCTTGTCTATCCATTTAGCATATTTTTTACCATCAAAACTCTTACCCAGTTCAAATATACTGTTGTCTAATAACACCGGGCATTTGTTTTTGTCAGTTAAATTTTTATAAAACTTATAATATTTTGTGTTTGTTTCGAACAGATGCACTAATGCATATGCATAATCATTGTATTTCAAGCTCTCGTTCAATATGGAAACTGGGCTCTCGTGCGACACTTCAATCATCATACATTTATTATAAATGCAATTGTTGCAAATGTCAACAACATTGTTTATTATAAATAATATATGATGAGCCAACAACACGAACTATCACCATCATCACGTCAAGTGATGAATAGAGCCAAATCATTAGCCAAACATTACAAACATGAGTTTATCACCACAGAGCATGTGCTGTTAAGCATTTTAGAACGCGACAAACCCTGCAGAGGTGTTGAGCTAATAGAAGAACTCGAGGTGGATATCAAAGAGTTTATCAATTTTGTAATGAGCAGTTTGAGCAAATACAAGGGTGATAAGCGCCCGGAGTGGAAAGACATAGAACCTTCAGCTCGTGTGTTGAAGGTGATAACATATGCCGGTGCGATTGCAGATGAAATGGAAACTGACATGATACTAATAGATCATTTGTTACTGAGCATACTCGTCAGTGATGCAGGAACCGGAAACAATCTGTTCCGGTTGAAAAATATTGATGTCAATCTATTGTACGAGATGATATACATCGACATATTACCCAAAAAGCGGAGAAAGAATCGAGCCAACACTAACGAATCGGATGTTGCGGAACGCGAATCCTCAGGAGGTGTGTATCTAGGTGGTGAGCCACCAAATGATGAACCAACAATACTTGACAAAGTTGCCGTGAACATGACAGCTCGTGCAGCAACTGGTCAGCTAGATCCTGTGATAGGTAGAGATTTTGAAACTGAGAACGTGATACAAATACTGTCTCGTAGAACCAAGAACAATCCTGTGTTGATAGGTGAACCTGGAGTCGGTAAAACGGCAGTTGTTGAGTGTCTAGCACAACGTGTGTCACAAGATGATGTACCAAGGCGGTTGAGAGGCAAGCAAATATACTCCTTGGATGTAGCACAACTGGTCGCTGGTACAATGTATCGTGGTCAATTTGAAGAAAGATTGAAAGAGGTGATCAATCATGTACAATCACGTGATGATGTGATCATTTTCATAGACGAGATTCACATGATTGTAGGGGCAGGTGCCGGTACTAGTACAATGGATGTGAGCAACATATTGAAACCAGCGCTGGCTAGAGGTGAGTTCAGTTGTATTGGAGCTACCACGTTACAGGAATACAAAGATAGTATCGAGTCAGACGGTGCGTTAGACAGAAGGTTTCAGACTGTGTATGTTGATGAGCCTGATGATACTGAAACCATGGACATATTGAAAGGTGTGAAGCACAAATACGAACAATACCACAACGTGAGATACAACGCACAGGTGTTAACCGAGATAATTCGATGCTGCTCTAGATACATGCATGACAAACAATTTCCAGACAAGGCCATTGACATCCTTGACGAGCTAGGAGCACGCGTGAGTGTCAAGCAATATCATTCAGATAACACATTTAGAGACACCATAAAACAACTGCAATCTTGTGTGGAAAGAAAGAATCGATCTGTAGAGACTCAACAGTTTGATGTTGCGTTGGCTCATAGAGAGACGGAACATGAATTGATATCACATCTTGAACAAATGATAGATGATAGAAACAATCAAGAACATGAGCAAACAAAACCCTCTAGAATCGATTGCGAACAGGTACGTGAGTTGGTATCAGACAAAACTGGCATACCAGTTGTGAGCATAGGAGATGATGAAGCAACACGTGTCAGCAGTTTGGAGCGTAGAGTTAACAAGCTGGTGTTGGGTCAAACAAGCGGTGTAAATAAAATTTGCGGTGCGATCAAACGTAGCAGGGCTGGTGTGAGCGACCCGAACAAGCCCATATGCTCATTGTTGTTCTTGGGACCCACAGGTGTAGGCAAGACTCACCTGGCCAGAACATTAGCGGATGAGATGTTTGATGGTGACAATTTCAAACAATTTGACATGAGTGAGTATAGCGAGAGCCACAGCATCAGCAAGTTAATCGGAAGCCCTCCAGGTTACGTAGGGTATGGTGAGGGTGGCAGATTGACCGAGTTCGTGAGACACAATCCATATTGTGTGTTGTTGTTTGATGAGATAGAGAAAGCACACTCTGATGTTTTACAAGTGTTCTTACAATTGTTGGAATATGGTCAAGTGACAGACAGTGACGGTATCGAGGTGAATTTTAAAAACACCGTGGTGATCATGACAAGCAACATAGGCGCACACAGGTTTGGTAAAAAACCAACCGTGGGATTTCAACAGACACCTGTTGAGGATCCAGTGATTGAAGAGCTCAAAAAACAGTACGCACCAGAATTCATCAATCGAATCGACGAGCTGGTGGTGTTTGACAAGTTGACCGGTCAGCACATGCTACAGGTGACAAAACACATGCTCAACACACTCAAAGCAAACATCAGAAAGAACGCTAACAAGCGGTTGATAATAACAAGCCATGTGGCACAACTGCTGGCAAACAAGTTGAGCAACATGGATCTTGGTGCTCGACCCATGAGACGCATGATAACTGACATGATCGAGACACCACTGGCGGATCAGATAATAAGCAATCATGAACACAAACAATACACAGTGGATGTTTGTGATGAGCAGGTGGTCATTCTACCAACTTCTTGATCTCTTGAGCACATTCCCATGTGACCATGGTCACCAATCGATCCAGTCCGTCTAGTGTGAGTGTGTCTGCGTCCACACCAGACTCGTAATGCTCTTTGATTCTAAGATACAATTGTTGCTCCTTGTAGCAACTCACCATGTGTTCCATGTCCACAGTCTCTGAATCCACCATCAATTGCTCGTAACATACCGGGCAATGTGAATCACCGTTTTGCATGTTGATCATGTATTGATCGATGTAATCTTTGAACGTCAAAGTGAACTGCATCGTATAAGTACTTATATGGGACCCATACTAAACACAATAATTGGAGCAGGAATCAAGATAGGAGTGAATTTCATAAACGCGTGGATCGAGCAAAAACGCATGGATCAAATGATGCTAGCCGCGCGAGACGACAAGATGATGGATGCCATGCTCAACAATCAACAAGCACAAGCCAACGACCCATTCGTCAAGGTGACCAGACGTGTGTTGTTCATGAGCATCACTTTCACGTTATGCTTCTTGATGATATATTACGCACTCAACCCGGGCATCACATATGATGTGATTGTACCCAAAGGAGACAACGCCAGATGGGGGTTGTTCACATGGGTGTTTGGTGGTAAGGATTGGGAGCTGGTTCAAATGACCGGTGGATTGTTGCTCACCAGCTTTTTTGATCTATGCTTCATGGTTGTAGGCTTCTACGCTGTGCCTAGCAAGAGACGATAACAATCACTTCTCTTTGGTGGCACCAAACACAGCCACAAGCTTGGCTATCACCGCCTCACCGTCTCCTAGATCCACTGGTGGTTTCACTGGCATGGTGATGTTGTTGGCCGTGTCAAACACATCATCATCACCGTATCCATAATCACCATAGATGTCATCACCGGTGGCGTCCGCATCGATGGTCATGTCTTCTGTGATTTCTGGTTCAGGTGGTGGTGTCCAATCATCAGCTTCAACCTTGTATATGTCGCTGAATATCACGTACAGCAACTGTTTGGTGGATTTTTGTGATTTGGTGCGTGCTACAAAATCGATGATGTCCGCTTTGGTAAACTTGCCATGTAATGTTTTGATAGGATTCTTGATGCTCGAATAACACTTGTGAGGTATGTACTCGTTTGCCAGTGTGGCACAATCACGTATAACATAATAAGCGGCTTTCTTGCGTATCTCCACCCCGGTGTCTGGTTTCACCATGGCCACGCTGCTGGGTTTCAACAGGTTGCGTTCAGGTATCTTGCTTGTCTCTAGTATTCTTTTCTCGAAATTCATCATGTCTATTTAGTCTTGCGACTGGTGGATGCACGTTTCTTACCAGTCTTGTCATCACAACACTTGGTGTTGCTCAAGACCTGTTCAATCTGCTCACCCTGCGCGCGCACTCGATCGTCTATCTGATTCAGTCGCTCGGTTATAGCATCATACGCACCACTGCGCTCGAACAATCGCGTCCTGAACTGATCATTCTCTTGTTTCAATACGTCAATCTGAGCGTACAACTCGTTGACTTTTCTCACTTCCCAATCTTTCATATCCGTATACTTATACAGACAGCGCCGAAGGCGCTAAAAAATTTGAGCCGCAGGCTCCCGCCTCCGCCGTTAACCATGCGGAACCGTGTGCCAACATCACTTGTCAGGTGACTGACCCGAATCTAGCCAATGGTCCTGATCAGCATCTGTGTTGGTGCCCAGAAAATCCTGCTCGGTGTCAAGCCAATCGTCAGAACGTTCAGCACGCGCTCCGGTGAACCCCACGCTCCTGTGGTCTGGTGTGTTGGACCGGTGGCGAGTCGGTCTGGTGATCCACCAACATGCCACGAATGTCACGATCATCACCAGCATCACTGACGTGAATGCCCAGGTGGTTGTTTGTGTGGGTGTGGTGAGTTGCTGAATCTCTGTGGCGTCTAGCAGGCCGTCTTGATTCTGGTCTATCTGATCCACTGTGATTGTGCTTGTGCGGGGGGCATGATCAGGTGTGGGATTTTTTTGCTGCTGCGCAGGGCCGGTTCGCAAAGCGCATGCCGGCACCCAGACACACATGCACATGATCAACCAGATCGGTGGTGAGAGGCGTGTGAGTGTTCTGATCATGTTGTGTTGTTATTTACTCGAGTGTCACTCGATGTCAACCGCATGTGGTCCACAACTGCAACACTCGGGCTATTGTGTAACTCAACACACACCACCAGCACAGTTCCAACATGGCCAACACTCGCTCATTCATTTTGCTCCACATGTGTTTATATAGTCCGGCAACACCCCATATTGGCAAACGGCACGGGATTTTGCGAAAAAAATTTGGAGCATGCGTTCTCCCGTTAACGTGTGTTTCACTCTCTATATATCGTTTCTCGCACGTCCTGGTTCTAGACACCCCCACGCTCTCTGACACCCCACACACGAAGAGACAGGGGCCCGTTTTCAGAACCCCCGTCTCGGATCAGTTATGGAATGGAAATTTATTCAGCGGCCGGAAAGCAAACTGTGCCTGATTCAACCTCTGCCAGCTCACCTTTCAAGTTGCTTATCTGCACATACAATCGACTGATACGTGCTTGTAGCTGCTTCACTCTTCTTTCGTTCTTGTCTGGTGTGGCTTCTCTACTAACATATCCTTCTCTGAACAGATCGATGTTGCCGTTGTACTTACGCTCGATCAGGTTGTGAAGATATTTGTGATAGAAGCTTTTGCGTTTGTGTGTCTTGTTGCAGATGACTCGATAGTTGTTCAGATCGATCTGCACATCATTCAAGTTCTTGTCCTTGAGAGTGTAGAGCCGTTTTGCTCGGCGAGTTTTGTGAGATTGTTTTTCCATAACGTTGAGTGTGATTGAGATGTTGTTGTGTGTCAGGTGGTGGTTCAGCACGAGTCGAGATTATTGTTCGACTCGTCTTATGGTGTATGGTGAGGTCTGACTGAGCCTGTCCAGTCCGGCTTCCATCGCTTGGACGAACCTGATGGCTGTTTGCAGATCCTGCGCGTTGATAATCGTGGTTCCGTTGTTCATTACTTGATACATATGCTTATTGTATGGTGTTTTGTTCTGAAGCGCAACT